AAATAAGCAATATTACTGCTGCTGCAGCTGCAGGGGTATTGCCATTGGTCAATTCAGAGAATATTAATAATCTCATAAACAAACCAATAGCAACAATGGAGGCAATGTCTAAGGCAGCAGGCCCTAGATCAAAGAAATTCTTGGGAAATTTAGCAAATGCATTAAAAAATGCACAAGGTGGTGCTGGTGCTCAAGCATTGATAGGTTCTAAACTACTAAACATGGCTGGTCTTGATGTCAGTGCAGAATCACTACTCGCAAGAGGTCAAGGTGTAATACCTAACAATAATATGGAACTTCTTTTCAATGCTCCTGCACTCAGAGAATTCCAATTCAACTGGAAGATGAGTCCAAGAAGTGAAACTGAAGCAGCAGTAGTGAATCAAATTATAAAATTCTTTAAAGCAGGAATGGCAGTAAAAAAACAAAGTAATACAGGTTCTGGTACTGGTGCTTCCTATTTCTTAGGTACACCAAACGTATTTGATGTTCAATTTATTACTACAGGTAATGAACAGATAGATGGTCTTATGAGAATTAAAGAATGTGCATGTACTGGATGTGCAGTCAACTATACCCCAGAAAGTAACTGGGCTGCTTATGAAGATGGTCAACCAGTTTCTGTCATCATGACTCTCAAATTCTCAGAACTCGAACCTATATACGATATTGATTACCTTGAAAATAAACCTGAACAATATAAGAAAGAGAATCAAGTTGATGATATACCTGCAACTGCGATAGGATACTAAAATGAGTTACTTCAGAGAACTACCAAATCTATCATACGTTTCCAGATTTTCTGGATCAAATAGAAATGATGAAAGAATAGAAGTAAAGAACCTATTCAAAAGGGCAAAATTGAGAAGTGATATTGATGCTGCTATCACTGCATTCAATTACTATAAAATATCTGAAGGAGAGAGACCAGATACTCTTGCCAAAAAAATATATAATGACTCTGAATTAGATTGGGTAATATTAGTTACAAATAATATTACTAATGTTCGAGATCAATGGCCACTAGATGGACAAAACTTTACCAACTACTTACTATCAAAGTATGGTACTTCTGATATGACAGAAGAACAAAAGTATGCAAAACTAAGTGAAGTAAAGCACTATGAAACAACAGCAGTAAAGGATCAATACGATAGATTTTTATTAGAACCAGGTTTAATAGTGGATAAAGATTTTAAATTTATATCCACAAGAGAAGTAGCAAAAAATTCAATAATTAGTGAAATAACTCTTAGATTACCATACACAATAGATGCAAATGAAGGTGATGCAATAACACAACCAACTGCCACTATTGGTGGTTACACATTTACTGGTGGATCTGGTGTTGTTAAATCATCAGTGACTAGTAAAAATGAAGTCATTCTGAATAAAGTTGTTGGAAAATTCATTTCAACCACCAATGGATTACCATCTGGAAACCCACTATTATTAAATGGAGCAGTTCTAACGAATAGTGGAAATGCTATGAATCCATCTTCAATTTTCACATCATACAAAACAAATACTAGTCCAGAAATAACTTATCCAGTAAAAGGTGTTAGTTATTATGACTACGAAGTAAAAATGAATGAAGATAAAAGAAAAATTAAAGTTCTAAAACCAGAGTACTTATCTGTATTCATCTCAGATATGAGATCAATTATGAAATATAGTAGATCATCCCAATACTTAAACCAAAAAACAAAACAAACATACAATCCTAGTTCTGTTGGAGTATAAAAAAAGACCCCTGTTAAGGGGTCTTTTTGTTTTAGGAGTTAACTAACTTTGAGAAGTAACTGAGAGAATCATCTTCCTCTTCTTCAGTTGACTCTGCTACAGGATCAGGTACTACTGGTACTGGAGCAGGTGCTCGTGATGCAGGTTCATAAGAACCACGATCATCATCTTCACTACTCAACTCTTCATCAACTACAGGTCTTTTGACTGGCTGATTCAGACCAAGAACATACTTCAGACGCTTATCAAGATCTTCATATGACTTGAACTTGTCTGGTGCAGTGAACTCATTTAGGTCATACTCTTGACCATAAATCTTTTCTAGTTTTGCATCATCATCAAAGAGAGCACTTGGAGAATCGAACTCTGACTTATCATAGTTCTGATAACCTTCTACTCTACGGATCTTCAACTTGAAGTTTGCACCCTGCCAAAAATCGAATGGATTAATTGGAGTCTCATCTGCGAACTCAGGTTTCATTGCTTCCTGAATCTTATCAAAAATCTTCTTGCCATACTTGTACAAGAATACTTTACCTTCGTTCTCAGGATTTGAAGGATCTGCAACAATGAATATGTTGCTGTAATAAGATAATCTACGCTTCTGCTTCCTTGCTATTTCTTTGTTAGCATCAGAACCAGAGTTCCACAGTTGTGAGTTGTGCTCAGAGACAGGATCCTTCTGTCCCAATGTGGTTAAAGAGTTTTCTATAAACCAACCACCAGGCCCTTGGAATGCGTGAGTGTATACTCTTGCCCAAGGAAGTTCATTACCTTCTGGTTCTGGAAGGAAACGAATGATTGCATAACCATTTCCAGATTTATCAACGGATGGTTTCCAAATACGTTCATCAACGTTGCTTCCCTTGTCGTTGAGTTTCTCAACTTGTTTAATTAACTTATCAGTAAGGGAACCTGATCTGGACTTTTTCTTTAGATTTGCGAATGACATGTGGATGTTTGAGGATTAATTGAAAAAAGGGTGGGAGGTTGGATTAATGTATACCAACAAGTACAGGGCATTGCTACATTAGTAGATTTTTACTGTACTATCTGAGACCCGACTGGTAAGTCGATTCACCTTTTCAAGGTGCAGCACCACCTGTGTCTCATCACCTTAACTAGCCTTATGCCAGCAAGTTTATTCAGTCACTCCCGTGTTGAACCCGTCGATTCAACAGATATATTATATACCAGTATTATTTATTTGTCAACCTTGCATAAATAAAGAAAAAAGTACGTTGAAAAATGGTTGCTAGAATACCCCTAATCGTAAATCCGTCTGCAGAACAGATACAAGAATTACCGAATGGTGATAGTTTAAATGGTATTGCAAATATAACAGCAACAGGAACAGTACAGGCAGAGCAACTTACATCTACAGATGATGCAAACATCGCTGACGATCTAACAGTTGGTGGTGAAATTACTGCTGGTGAAATTAATATTTCAGCACAACCTAGTTGTTTATTAACAGTTCCTGTAAATTATACTGCTGAAAACACTGAAGATCCATCTAACCATGTAGGTGGAGATAATCAAAAACCAATTGCATTTGTAAATGAAACTACAAGAGTTGGTTGTACTACTTCATTAGCACCGAATGCAGCACAGGGAACAACTTCTGGAATTACATCAATAACCGTGCCTAGTGCTGGAACTTATCTAGTTAGTGCAATGATAGGAGGTGCTAAATCAAGTGGTAGTGGTACTGATCAAATAAGATTTGCTCTTGCTAAAAGTGGGATTAGTACATTTCCAAGCACATTAACATATCCAACATTTATTTTTGGTGATAATAATCAGGCAGAATTTTATGCCGATTTTACGTTACCATTAACCCTCAGTGCAAATGATGTATTATCAGTACATCTTAGTCATATTGGTGCTAGTTCAGCAAACATTCAAGAAGGTTATTTTTCTGTCACTAAACTACATTAATTAACTTTCTATATTAGTTTCTAATTCTTTTATAGTACTATCCAATTTCTTAAAGAAAGCATCCATAGAATCAACTTCATCTTCAACACCAAACATCCTAGCTGCATCCATTAATCTATTCTTCATTTCTATTGCGTCCTTATCTTCCGATAATGATATACGGAAGAAGAAAATTTTCTGCTTCTCCAAGAACGTCTTCAATTTATGAAGGTGTTCTTTCTTTTGTTCCTCCTTCATCATAGGAAGATAAGGAGTCTCCATCGTAAGTTCTGTCTGGAGATTTGTTAATTCCGCAATGGTTTCCCTAACAACCTCAGACTGAAAAAATCCACTCATTAATGATACCTCTCTTTTACTCGTTGAACTAAGTAGTTTTTATACTCACCTACGTCAATATTTAGAAATGGTTTATACTTCTTGATCTTTAAACTGACGGTTTCCCACACAGGATCAAGAAGTTGTTTATCATAATTTTTGACGTATGAAAAGATTATATCATAGATTACCAATTCTTCAATAGAGAGTTTACCACCTAAGTATTCTTTCAGTATAGGTGGATGCCCTTTCTTACAATCAAAGAACTCATCATAATCATAACTATCCATCATATCTTCAG